GGCGTGAGATAAACGGCGCGAGCTCTGCCTGAACCAGCCCCAGTGCGTGACCATTGCCGCCCGGGCGTGCTGACGTGCCAGCGGTTACGGTTGGTACCGGATCGGTAACTGCCTGCCCCGTTGCACCGGTGCGAAACTTCGTCAAATGCGGTACCGCGATCGCATAGCCATGCGTTTTAGTGATGGTCTGCAGCGGCTCCGCCAGCGCCTGGCCCCGGAAGCAGTCGTATTTGCCTTTCGTGGTAGTGTGGTTGCACTTCACGATAAACGGCGAGGCACTATCAATCACGAACCGCTGAATGCCGCGCGCTATGCGTTTGAGGGTGTTTTCTGCCAGTGCCTTTTTGCGATCGAATATGGACGGTGCCGGGATAGACCAGTCGATGCACTCCGCCGCGGTCCTCCAAGGCTTGAGCTTGCCGCTCTGCACCGCTGGCGTTTTCGGATCCCCATGTGTCGGACATACCCCAGCCCTTTAACTAATCGTGCCGCATCCTCACTATCCAGCGAAATGTTTAAAAACTCACAACATTCGGCCAGGGCAGGATGGTTCGGATCAATACCAGTAGTCAACATGCCAATAAACGCCTGGAAGGTTTCACCAACCCTGGCTGGATCCGGTCGCATCTCTCCAGCAAGAAGCGGCCCCCAGGTTTTGAACTCCTCGACATTCTCTAATTTCATGATGCGCGGCTGTACATCAAGCCCCCAACGCAGAACAACCCAGGCAAGGCCACGGATGGCTTTCTCGACGGGTTTTGCGCCTTTTGCCTTGGAGAAATGTCGGCAGTCCGGGCTAAACCATGCTAGCGCTACAGGGCGGCCGGCGGTCGCGATTTTTGGCTTAACCTCGTACACGCTTTCGCAGTAATGCAGAGTGTCCGGGTGGTTCGTGCTGTGCATGGCAACAGCGTTTGGGTCATGGTTAATGGCAATATCCACGCTGCGCCCGATAGCCAGTTCGATCCCGGTGCTTGCTCCGCCGCCCCCGGCAAAGTTATCAACGATAATCTCTCTCACGCGTATTTCTCCATGGCAGTGGCCAGCGAACGGGCAGAAGTAACGATCGCCGGTACCGGCATTTTCTCCAGCCACATACGGTTGATGTGGAACTTAAGGCGGCGCTGGTGGTGCGCCGGGAGATCCCCGGCGCTTTCAACCTGTGCGTAAACCAGTCCAACCTCGCCAGAAGCGCATGCTCAACTTCAAAACTGCTGAGCCAGTCCCCGCCATCTTTAGGCACCATCACATGCCGCTCACCTTCGTTAATAGGATGACCCGCCCGTATTACATAGCCCTGCGGCAGCTTCACGGTGAGCCGACGCCTCTCCAGTTCGGCGACGCGCTTCTCTGCTGACTCTGCGCGGTCACTGGCAGATATCATTGACTCCTCGACGCCTCTCACCCATTTTTCCAGCTCAGCTATCCGCGCTCTATCAGCATCACGCTCTGCCAGCAGTTCGACTATTTCCTGAGACGTAAACGGCGCGACATCACGACCCGTATCAACCATGTGCTGTGCGTACGATGCCAGTACTGCGTATTTTTCGCTCATGCTGCACCGCCTTTCACAAAAATAATCCAGTGGGTCTTGTCACCCTTGCCGGTGCGCTGCCATATCACTGGCTTAACGTCGGTAAGTGCTATGACCTGGCTAACCGGGATCTGCGTTTCGTTCCATTTAAAGACGAGTACGCCGTGTGGCCGCAGCACGCGAAAAGCCTCTGCGAAACCATCGCGAAGGTCATCGCGCCAAGTAGTCTTATCCAGTGCGCCATACTTTTTCCGCATCCAGCTATTTTCGCCGGCACGTTTCAAATGGGGCGGGTCGAACACAACTACCGGGAAAGCGTCATTTGCAAACGGCAGCGCGCGGAAGTCTGCGATCACGTCTGGGCTTATCACCAGATGGCGGCCATCGCAAAGCTTGTGCTCTTCGGCGCGGATATCGCTGAACACGGCACGGGGATCTTCTTTGTCGAACCAGAACATGCGGCTGCCGCAGCACATGTCGAGGATGGTTGCGGTATCTGTCACGCTGCATCCCTCCACTTCATGTTTTGAACCATGCTTATTGAGCCGTAATAAAACCGTCCGCCAGCATAAGTGCGGGTATGCGGCTTACAGAAGCGTCCATACCACTCCCAGAAGGTAAAATCTTTCATACAGCCTCCCCGTCACGCAGCTTCCTGGCGATACTCAGCAGGTCTTCCCGAATACACAGCCCGTTTTCCTGCGTCATACAGCAGCGCGGAGGCCGGGTTCAGCGATTTCTGCACCGGCTTGATGCCGCTGGCACTGTACTGCCAGACCAGCTGACCGATGATTTCGGCGCGGGCTACGTTGTCCGCTGTCAGCGCATCACACTGCTTTACCGTTTCGCGCAGCGCAGCCGTTGTGCAGTCCAGCCGTTCGGCCAGGCGGGTAACCATCTTCGCGATATCGATTAGCGCCGTGTCGCTGGACATCAGCCTTGCGAATTGATGACCTGCGGCCACCAGCTCTTTGTTATTCATTGGTTCACTCATGTCCGTGCACTCCCAAAAATTTTATGGATTTCGTAGCCCTGCCAGTTCTGGCGGCATACGTCCGCAATGGACGGCCCTGCTGGTGCTTTGGATGTTTTTGCTGGCGGCTTTGCTTTTGCTGCTGGTGCAGCAGGCGCAGCTGGTTTTGCTGGTGCTGGGGGCGCGGCTGGTTTAGGCCGCTTGATGTTCAACTCTCCGCCAGGCACCAGCGTAAAAACCGGGTGATGCGGCTCGCCTGCGCGGAGAACTACAGAGCGCCGGATCAGGTGCAGCAGCAGGTTATGGGCTTTTTTGCAGTCGCAGCCCAGCAAGGACTGCACCTGACGTGGGGTGATGGTCTGGTTTTCGCGTAGGTAATCGACGATTACCCAGAGTGATTTGCTGGCCATGATCACGCCCTCCCGCCTTTGAGACCGAACTTCTCCCGGATCTCCTTCACCCGTAACATGTTCTGCTCGCGTGTCAGCGGTTTGCCGCCCAGCACAGACAGGCGCGCGACCGGTTCAGGAAGCTCTTCACCGTGGCGGATACGCTTGATTATCTTCGCCAGTTCATCAGCTGCTTTGCGGTTTAGCTCCATATCGCTGAGTCCGGCGGAACGCATCTGCTGGTACAGCGTGGTAACCAGCCAGTAACAGGCACGGAATTTCACGGTGTGAGGCGTGATGCCATGATCCGGCCATGGGTAGGACTCGGCGTCGTGGTAGCGGCTCCGGTTGCGGCAGTATTCGTACACCAGCGAAACTAGCTCATTCTGGTCAGGCAGCCCGAGAGCGGCGCTATCCTCCGCTTTGCACCAGGCGACAAACTGTCCCGGTGATGGCAGGAATGGTTTTTCCTGGCGACGGGCAGCGCGCATACCGGCGTTGATTTGCTCCAGGGTGGTGATCCCGTTTTCTTTGAAAGCAACGAGCCACTGGCGGCGCATTTCGTCCAGGTCCTCCTGGGACTTGCTGGCCAGCAGAGGGAATGTGCCACGCAGCTGGCGGAAAAGGTCGTTAACTATCTCTGCGACCTTCGCCATCTGCTGCCGTGGCAGTTCGTCCTGCACCTCTGGCAAACCGTGAGCCATACGGCGCATGTTTTCGCGATCGAAATCGTGCATACGTTCAGCAATGCTTTTCATCAGAGCACTCCGTTAATCCAGTCGGTGTTGTCCAGCGCGCCAGTACCAGCTTTAGACTGAACGGGCTTGCGGCTGCCATCCTCGCGGTGCAGCGCCAGGGTGTCCCACTGCTTGCGCAGTTTGGCGGGCGAAAGGATGTTTTTGTGCCAGAACGAATCCTGTGCAGCCCATTTGAACAGCTGGCAAATTTCGCGATGCGTGCGGCCATCGAGCTGGCGCAGCATGCGGATGTCATTCGCCCAGGTCGTGAGGTTTGGTTTCTTCATCGAGGGTTTGGTGATGTTGCGCAGGGCGAGCATCCACTCTGCGCATTGCAGATCTTCAGCGGTACCCCATTTATCACCCGCGGGGGTTTGAACTGCAGCATCAGGAAGAGATTTGGATTTTTTCTGACGATCATTAAATACGTTAGTATTTAATATTACTTCTTGTTCATGATGCGCGGGCTTAAGCGCGCCCTTATGCTCGGGGTTATGCGCGGCACTACCCTCCGAAGCCGCGCCGTTACTGGATTCGTTATGCGCGGGGTAATGCTCGCTGTTATGCGCGGCGTTATGCGCGGGCAAATCGTCCATTTTTTGAGCATAAAGCGCATAGTTTGTGATGGTGATCACAGTGCCTTTCCGGCGTTCTCCGGCGGTGGTGATCATCCCTTCTTTCTCAAAAAAGGCGAGCATACGGTCCACTGAGTGACGGCTGGTGGGTTCCCCGTTCCGGTCGCATAAAGCCAGCCCCAGATCGGCTGTGGTGGTCACCAGTTGTCCGGTCTGCAATGGCCACTGACGGCCCTTAAAGTTGGCCGTGTATGGCTGTCTCGCAGCGGTAAGAAGCAAGTTATCCCAAAGGGTACGGAGATATACGTCTTTCCCCCAGGACTGCTTCAGTACACTCCGGTACAACGGGATGAAACCGGTCTTCTGGTTCTCCATCCTGTTGCTCCTGGCGGCAGTGCGTGCCGCAAAATCAGCGTAAGCGACATTTGACATAGCTATGCCCCTTTCGTCTGGTGTTTTAAAAAAGCGTTTGTCATAATGACCTCGTGATTGCTTTCTGTAGTTGCACCCGAAGACCGGCTGTGTTGGCGCACAACGGTCTTCACCCTCTCTAACCTCTTCACATAGCCCCCAGCATTGACGTGACGATTGTCATTAGCGACCCTGTCTGCTCCGGCATCAGCCTGAATAGCGATGCGATACCCTCACTGACCTCCTTCAATTTCTGGTGCTCAGGTACGTTGAGCAGGACAGCCTGCTTTGCTTCGGCACACTCTTTCATCGCATCTGCAATGAGCTGAGCCTTCGTCTTAGTGCTGATTAGGCCGAACCGGCGCGCCACCTCCTCGTTATCGCGGGCCATCACGTCGATAATTACCGGGATTAGCTGTACCAGGCTTTTGTCGTTCTTCGGACCAGGATCGTTAATCATCCGGAAAAAATTCTGCTTGGTGTTGTGCTCTGAACCGGCTAGCAGTAACCCTCGCCCGCCGCGTGCTATCCACTCTTTCGCCACCAGCTGCGAAATGTGGAGCTGAGCAGCGCCGGGAGTGGCGCGGTTCCATGCCTTCACCGCTTCACGAATGCGATTAAGCTTACAGTTGTTGCGCGGAACGCCTTGATAATTCGATATCACCGGCGCCGATAGCCCCCTGGTATCATCATGAAAACTGAGTGTTTGCATTCTTCTGGCTCCGGGAAATATGTTTGGGAACGCTTCAGTTATTAATGTGTCGGCTTACTATTAGCCGACTCGATGGGTTCATTGCCGTATATCAGCCAGTGCGCATCGCACTGAAGAGCGGCGGCTAATTCAAACAAGAAACGTGGGCGCTTTGTTTTGCCAGCCTCAATGGCCTGAAGAGATTGCTGCTTGATGCCTGCTTTCTCAGCTAACTGCGCTTGAGATAATTTCATCTCCGCACGTCTTTGTTTGAGGCGTTGCGAAATGTTATCCATGACACCTCCTACAGTTTTACCTGTATTGTGTGACAGTTATTTCTGTTTGTCAATGACAGTTTAAACTGTGAATATCGAGGCATATTGGAAGAGGAATCTATGAGCCTTGCAGATCGAGTCAAAGAGAAACGTCTGGCCTTGGGCCTTACTCAAGCCGAAGCCGCAGAGAAAGCTGGTATAAGACAGCAGTCTTGGGCGAGTATTGAAGACGGTAAAACCCTTAAGCCCCGCAATATTGTTGGCATTGCCAGCGCACTCAAATGCGATCCGGCATGGCTAATGAATGGCGGTGCGTTTATGCCTTTGGCTGAAGTAAACATAAGGAAAATACCGTTGATTAGCTATGTTCAAGCTGGTGCCTTAGCCACTAAATCTCCTATTGAGGCTTTTGATGGCAGCTATGAATATGTAATGACTGATATGGATCTGTCTGAGTTCTGTTTCGCTTTAAAGATTAAGGGCGATTCAATGGAACCAGATTTTAAAGATGGCGATGTGATTATCGTTGATCCAGAAATTGAGCCAACGCCGGGCGAATTTGTGGTTGCTAAAAATGGCGAAGACGAGGCAACTTTCAAAAAATATCGCCCAACATTTACTGATCCCAACGGCTGCCAACAGTTTGAGCTTGTCCCACTGAACAATGACTACCCCGTTATCAACAGTGCTTACCAGCCAATAAAGATCGTCGGTACGATGGTTGAACACCGGATCTACCGACGCAAGCGTTAAACCCCCCTCCCTCTACAATCGAACCGGCTTAGGCCGGTTTTTTTGTATCTACAAAATTTATTCCCAGTATTAACAGCTATATATGTGTATACGAGAGCAATTTACAGTTTTGTCTGTTGACGCTAATACAGTTTTATCTGTATCTTTAACTCATCCAAACAATGACACAAGCACAGCGCGAGTGTCCGGTAACAACGTTCCGCCAGCCGGGCGATAACGGCAGAGGATGAGATGGTAACTACCAATCAGGCAGTACCTAACAGCGGGAAAGCAGTCGCGATGCGCAACAGCCGCACCGGCGCAGCTTGGCTCGTCTCGTTTAATCATATCGAAGGCACTTACTGGCATGAGCCGCAGGGCAACCTGCGTCATATCCGCCAGCCGTTCGCCGCCCCCAGCATTCAGCCACATCTGGTACCGGCGGGGACACACTGATGAATACGTTATTCGCGTTAGTGCTGACCGTGGGTATGACCAACGGCGATTTTCAGGATGTGGTGCTGGGTGTGTATGAAGACCAGCGCCAGTGTGAAGCGGCAGCTGTTGAGCAGCATGTTGCGGGCGAGTGTTTCGAAGTGGAGCGCATCGTCCGTAATGGCGAACAACCAGCCGTGACCCTGTAACGAAAAAACCCGCCGAAGCGGGCTCTCCCTCCGGTGTAGGCCGACCAAAGCACACCGTAATTTAAACCACCCAGTCTATGGCGGCTTATACAGCGCCGGGGATCTTACAACCCAAAGGAGCTTAGACGCAATGAACACCTATGCGTTTGTGATTAAAGCTAAAGCAAAATCAGAGAAGAAAAACCTCTTCTGCTGGTTATCTGCAAAATCCGACTCTCGCGCAGAACGCGAGATGCTCAACATTCTCGACGACGCCGACATCGCTGTTGGCCGTGGTGCTGACTACCAGCTGCCGCAGCGCACCGACTGGTATGTCGTTGATGATCTCCCAGAAGAAGGCGTGCTGGATGATACCTGGTGCGATCGTTACACCCTGGGTGAAGATGGTCGTTCGTGGAGTCCGGTCCTTGGCGAAGAGAAAAGCATCAACACTCAGGATGAAAATGATTCCGGCCAGGACGACGGGTGGACCTCTATTCGTGAACTCTCCATGCCACAGCAGATTGCAGCCGCATGGCTGTTTGACCAGCAGCACATTGACCGCCAGCAACTGAGCGAGGTCAAAGAGGCGGTTCTGTCTGATAGCAGCGAAACCTTAAGTATTGTCGTTGCCGCGCTAACTGATCCGGCGGTAGTAAATATTACTGGCGGCGTAACGGCGGGGGTGTTCCCCGCCATCCCACCGGGGGGGGCCGAAAGCCTCTCGGACAAAATGACTGACACCACTGCCACAGAGGAGGGACGAAACCATATCGTTCAGTCATGGATCGAGAGCCAAAAAGCTCCAGTGGAAGGCCCTGAAACCGCTGATGATGCCGCGTCTGGTCATCAGAACTATTCATACAATCAGCGCGTGCTGGGAACCTGGCTATTTGGCCTGTTCAACGAGCTGAGCGCCGAACAGTCAGCCGAGATCACCCGGGTCAGCCTGGACATGGACGCCTCCTATCCACAGAACGTGCTGCTGGCCTGCCGTAATCATGATCTGCGTCAGTTGCAGCATGTTTTCCCTGAAACCCTGGCGGACCTGTTTACTGATGTACAGTCTATCTGGCCAGTCGAAGGCCCGGCACCGCAGCTGGCACAGCTTGTCTCGTTCTTCAAAGAGTGGATCGACGCGCACAACAGCAATTCATCTATCACTGCCCCGGGCAAAAAAATTGACCGTGATGGTGTCACTGCTAAGTGGCTTAAGAAAGCAGGCAAGACACCTATCCAGCGCACTGACGCTGGTACCAATGCTGGCGGCGGGAACCCTACTGACCGCAATCCGGATCTGAAACACACTCTCGACACTCTCGATATTGAAATCGCGGCCGCCCTGCTGCCCATGGATTACAACATTTACGAGATCCCGGGTGGTGTGCTGCGTCGCGCGAAAGAAATCATCGCCAACAAAGAAGAGCCCTGGAGCTCGTGGAGCACTCAGCTGCGCAAGACGCCGGGCATTCTGGACTTTTCACGTGCTGCTGTTTTCGTCCTGATCCGCAATGCGCCTGAAGGCATCCATAACGAGACTCCGAAGCTAATTAGCTACATTGCGCAGAACGGCAAAGAAGTGGCATTCATCCCAGATACAGGAAAACCAGACAGCGAGGAGCGCTGGCAGGCTGTTGAATCGCTGCTGATCACCCCTGCTGCGCCAGTTAAAGAGAATACCAGCGCCGGTGAAGCGACAGAGCCCGAAGTTAAGAGCCTGGGCAGCGGCGTGTTCTCCATCGAAGGCCTGCTGGCCACCCCCTTAAATGAAGTCGCAAAACAGGAAGCGGAGAGCGTCGTACATGTGCAGATGGAAGAGACTGACCCGAGCAAAAACCAGGCTAGTGCTGCGGTACCAGCGGTCGAAAGCGATGATGCAGCTGCTGCGCAAGCAGGCGGTGTAAACCCTGCGGATATTCTCGCCGCCGCCGCTCCGAGCCTGGCGCATCACGATCAGACCGAAGTTAACCAAAACCCGGAAAATGTGCATCAGAATGGCGCTTCTGTGAATCAAAACACCCCTGAAGCGCATCAAAACGCCGTAAAAGTGAATCAGGACGCACCGGAAGCGCAACTGGACGAACCGGCCGCCGCATACCCAGCCTATTTCGAGCCGGGCCGTTATGAGGGCCTGCCAAACGATGTTTACCATGCCGCAAACGGCATCAGCAGCACGCAGGT